CTACCTTCAATTTGCCTACGTGTAAAACCAACTCGGTTAACACGTCCACCGTTCTCACGGAGTAGCGGAATTTTAGATTGAATTGTGCCAGTATCTTTAGATGAACCATAAAGATTTTGACCATTTTTTGCAATCTGGCCATCAGCACCAGCACCAGTCTGAGCATTCGATGCAGACGTATATGCATAACCTTGTTCAACGCCTTCAGCACTCCAACCAGACCACTTATCTTTATCAAGAACATTACCATCAGCATTAATGCCTTGATCATTTATATTTAAATCATCAAGCAAAGGAACATAAACATCCTGCTTGATTGTCTTACCCATATGCTTAGGCATCGCACGTACATCAGCCAAAGGCATAAAGTACTGGTGATCCCGGACAGCAATAAGGGCTTTCTTAAAATAATAGTCTGTAATCGCTTGCGGGCCTATGCTTGAAGCAGTTCCCGCAACGTCAGTAGTAGGACTATTATAAAAATTTTCGTTAGCCATTTTCTTGTCCTAGTTAAATAGTGATAAATTACCGGACAGCATACTTCTTCATAAAATCTTCATCTGATAGACCTAAAAAGTCTTCATCAGTTGAACCTTTCTGTGTAGTAGTTTGCTTGACCGGTGCTGCTGCTTTTCGTTTTTTATCACGATCAGCATCAGCTTTTTCGTCAGTTTTACTTGATACTTTAGATGCTGGATTTATATTATCCCTAGGATCTACTATAAGTCCAGATTTATGCATATGTTCAATAATTTGGCGATAAGCTTCTACATCAGGAATTCCATCTAGTTTACCCAATGTTTTTTCTCGCTGCATTATTGTGTTTACTTGATCAAATACTCCATTACTCATATGATTATTAATTACACTAATTATTTCAGGATTATCTGAAACTGTCGTTTTACTTTCAGCATCCCAATCTTTAGTTAAAACATCTATAGTTTTATCAAAAGTATTAGTTGTTTTAATCTCATCAAGTACTCGATCTAGTTCATACTCTTTATCTGTAATAGAGTAGTTATTAGGTTGATAATCATTTGGAGCATCTTTGTCAATCTCTAAAGGATCTAAAGAACTTTCTTGAATAAGCTTAGTGATAGCCTTAGGGTCCTTCTTGGATAAATCAATTAGATTATTCAATTTAGCTTCATCAAGAAGCTCATTGTTTTCTAACATCTTAATTATCTTCATATTGGGCTTTAGTTTGCCCATTTTCTTCTGATAATTAGCACCCATCTGCATTAGACGGATAATATCCTCAGGATTCCTAACCTGCATGTCTACACCATTGGCTTTGAAAGGTTTAGACACCTTTTTATAAGCACTTTCGTAATCAAACTCTGTAGTTTCCGGAGTATCCCCCTTCGTATCAGGCGAGTCTTTCTTACTAGTATCAAGAGATTCTGTCGTACCACTATCAGCGAAAGGTTCAGGCTCCTTCTGGGTATCCCCTTCAGGTTGGCTTACTTCTTCCTTAACAGTTTCGTCTTCAGTTTGCTCCTGTGCTTCACTTACCTCCTCTTCGGAGGTAGCAACCTTATCCTCATCAGTTTGATTTGATGATTCAATTTCTTGTTCAGCTGGCTTTTCTTCTGTAGCTAAAAGTTCAGCGGGATCTTTTTCTAAAAATTCTGCATCAGATAAGCCTAAGGAAGTTTGAGTCATACTTTAATCTCCTCAGCTAAAATTTCATCACGAGTTTCTTCATGTTCACCTATAGCTTGATCCATTTCAGCGCCTCGTCTCATAACTGATTCAATATAATTAGCTAAAGCTCCAATACCATATTGCATGTTATCAATTAATTTCATTTGTTCAGCACTAAGATTAGAACTTTTAGCCATAACTAAACGAGCCGCTTCTTCTTTAAAATAACCTGTATCAATGACATCTTTCCATGTTTCACTAGCTGTTAATTTAACACAGTTATCTCTTAACGCTCGTAACTTATTAGCCATATCAATTTGGATTTCAACTTGTTCTAAATCTGTCATACTCCCCCTTGTGTTTTAGTTAATGAATCAAACGCTGCTTTATCAAGATTAGATAATCTATCATGTTCTTTTTCATCCATTCTAGCTCGTCTATCTTGTTCTTTACCTTGCATAGCAGCAGTATGTTTTCTACCTTCTAAATCCATTTCTCGCATATCTCTGGCTCCAGATTCTTTATCAACAAAATCAAGATCAGCCATATCTGCACCACTATGCATACTTCTTGCTTTAGCCTGTTCTGTTGCAGCTTTAGCTTTCTTAAGATGTACATCCACTTCATTCTCTTTAGCCTTAGCAGATTCGTTAGCAACTTGTGCTTCTAATAGTGCTACTTCAAGTTGAGCTTTCTTTTGAGCCATAGGATCAGGTTGAGGTTGGTATTCTGATATACGTTTAGCTAAATCAGGCATTTTACGTAATTTAGCAATATCTGCTAGAATCATCTGACTCATTTCTGGAGGCATTGTATTACCCATAGTTTGTAGCATAAAAGCTAATTCGCTACCTTTTTGTTCATCAGCTTCAGCAGTAGATATATTGAGCTTAATATCATACATTCCTCCTAAATCATTTCGATTAATAGCGATAAACTTTTCATTGGTAATACGAATAATTTCTTCATCTTCCAGGAATTCTGAATTCATTGAAATAACTTTACGGCCAATTTGATTTAATCCATTTGAAAGTCTACGCAGAATACCTAGTTCACGTTTAGATGTAGCATCAAGTGCTGATCTAATACCAGTAGCAGTGGCTCCTAATGCTTGTCCTGAAATACCTTGCGTAAATGCTTTAACACCTGTTAAGGCTTCAGCATCGTTATTCTGCATATTTAATACTTCAAGAGCAGAGCGTGGGATCTCAGGATAAACTTCCATATGAAATGCTTGTTTAGGATCTACATTAGCATTAAACTTATAATCTTCACCTCGTTCAAATTTACGAGCATTAGTTACATCAAGGGCATCTTTTCTAATACCTTGTTGCCCACTAGCGCTACGCCCAATAATATCAATAATGCCGCGAGTAACAGCGCCCACGATCTTTTGGTTATCTTCGATAAGAGCTGCATCTGGTTCTCCATAAATATTTTTACGTCTAGGTAAATATTGAACTAATACAAAAGGAAGCTTTTTATCTGGGTAAGGATTTTCTTCCATTCTAATAAAAGTATCACCTACCCAGGTAGCTACGAAAGGTTTAACTTCATCAGTATCATCAATATCCCAATACCCCCAATATTCACGAGCAATTACTTTTTTACGTGCTTTATCTTGAAATGTAAAAGAGTCGTCATCTGAATTAATTGCATGATCAGGCTCAGCTAATACTGAAGCACTTTCAAAATTAATATCATCGAGATTTTTATACCGTCCATCTTTTTTAAGTTCAGATAACGAAGTTTCAAAACTAAAAACAGCAAAATTAGCTTTATCTATATCTCCTTCACAAGTAGGATCTAATATTAAATTGTTATAATCACATACCGTTAATACTGGTTGATTTTTAATAGTAATAGTTTTTATTTTTTCTTTTTGACCAGTTTTAACTTCCTGCATTGCAGGTTGTCCTGTATTAGGATCTACAGCTGGTTGACCAGTATTAGGGTCCATTACTGGCTGCTGTTCCATTATATCTTCATAAACTTTACGCTTACCTTCTTCAAATTCCCAACCAACACGTACAATAGCAGTTCCTTCATCAACAGCTGTACGAATATAGTCATCGATAAAAGTTACTTTATCCATACGACAGTTAAGTTGGTAATTTAATAACATGCCATTTTGTACGGCTGCATCTTTATCTTCAAATGTTTGAGGAGAGGTGTTAAATAGATCATCTGTGGATAGGAAGGGTTCTGATAAAGCAGCGTAACGCCATTCTGCTTGTCTACGTGCTAATCTAGGTACTAGCTTAGAACGACCACGTTTTGCATTAATAGTTTGTTCGCCATCAAGTACTCTTAACCAAGCATCAACTTCATCAACATGAACTTGATGCGCTACTTGGGCAGATTCATGGTCTTGTTTAAGATCTGCAAGACTAGGTGGATTTTCCCAATCTGGTTGTAAAGTAGAAGCATCAGTTTCAGTCTGATCAGTATCTAATTTATCAGTATCTGTTTCACTCATGTATCACTCCCAGCTTGTTCTTTATGTTTATCATAGCTACTGTATTGCTTTTTAAGAAAATTATCAACCTTATATATCTTAAAGCCATTTATTGTATCATGATAATTCATATAATTTTCAAACATAGAACTTGTTACTCCTAAAGGAATAGAGGCGTATATGTCATCTGCTTGTACTATTTCAGATACGAAGTATTTCCATACCTTAACGAAATTTAACTTAGCTGCCGTATTAGGAGCAATAAATACTCCTGCTATCATATACCCATTTAAAGATCTATCAAATCTATAAAATAAAGCAGATTCTCCTTCTTGTATCATACTAGCGTGTGTAAATATCATAAAATCTCCACTACAGCAGATGAGTACACATTACCCATACCGGCTCCTAAGCTAAGAAACGTACCAGATTCTTCCTGTACTGCTAATGCTGTTTCTACAGCAGTCGATACCCCCATAGTATGACCAATGCGTAATTTATAGTCAATAGTTCTAATATCTCCAAATTGCTCTTTAATTAGTATGTCTTCTATTTCATTATCTTTAGAAAAAGTACTATGAGTCTTAATAAAATCAATCTTACTGGTAGTATGTGTGCTAACTCTATTCATAACTTTCTTATACCCACTACC